GAGCATATTGTCGTAGCGTCGGTTCTCATCCGCCGTCATGTCGCTTCTGCCATCCTCGTCCATCGTGTCCAGGATGGCGGCAACCTGCTCTAACAGGATCCCGCGCTCCTGGCTCAACTCCAGGCTGCTCTTCATGGTTTCGATCTCCGGGCCACGTATCCTAGATCTCGCAGCCTGGCCCTCTCGGCCGCGATATCCACGGTGTGCGCGCCGGCCTGTGCCAGTGCCGCGGGCACACGGTAGGGCACGGCGCGCCAATCGAACCTCGCCAGTGCGGCGGCCCGCACCGGCTCATGCACCACGTCGGCGAGGCCCAGCTCAACCGACTGCTGAGCGGTGAGCCAGGTATCGGCATCCAGCATGGCAACCAGCCGCTCCCGATCGAGCTTGCCACCCGCCTTGCGCAGGTAGCCGGCGATCGCGCCCTCGGCGATGATCTCCAGATCGGCCGCCGCCTTGCGCATCACCGCCGCATCGCCGACCGCCATCATCCACGGGTTGTGGATCATCAGGTAGGCGTTCTCCGGCATCTCCACGGTGTCGCCCGCCATCGCGATCATGGATGCGGCGGAGGCCGCGACGCCATCCACCCGCACCCGCACCGTATGCTTGACGCCGCGCAGGTAGTTGTAGATCGCAATGCCGTCGAACACGTCGCCGCCCGGTGAGTTGATGCGCACCAGCAGCTCGTCGCGGGCCTTGACCTTCAACGCCTTCACCGATGCGATGAAGCGCTCGGCACCCACACCGCCGCCCATGAAGCCACGCCCGATCTCGTCGTAGATGAACACCTCGGGAGGCTCACCGGCCTCGGCGCGCACCGAGAACCAGGCACGCTCTTGCGGCGCCTCGCCCCCGTGCTCCTTGCGCCAGGAGGAGTAGCACACCGCCGCCCGTTGCTTCTCGTCCGGGTAGTCCTCGTTCATCGTGTCGTTCCCCATGCAACGGGACACGAAGTCATCTTGCTGCTCACCGCGCTCGGGCTTCGGGATCGGCATATCACCACCCCAGGGACTGCAGGCGTTGCTCGAGCCTGTCTCGGGGCACGCCTGCCTCGGCCCCGATCAGGTGCAGGTGACGCACGACGCCACGGCGATGCGCCTGCGCGTCCTCGGCCTCGTCGTCCTCCTCATCCTCCGCCTCCTCGTCAGGCGGCTCGTCCTCGGCGGGCGGTGCCGCCGGGACCGCCGGGGGCGCTGGCGGCTCGCCCAGGCGCTGCATGTTCAGCTGGATCCAGTAGTCGTCGCCATGCTCGATCGGATTCAGATCCTCGAGTGCGCGGACGTCGTTCTGGGACATCCAGCCCCAGGAGATGGCCACGCTGTACGCCTCGTACCGGGCCTTGGTGTCGCCGCGCAACAGGCCCTCGATCGAGTGCTTGACGTAGAAGCGATTGCGCTGCATGAACAGCTTGCGATTGAGCTCCTGCTCGACCTTCACCAGCCACGGCCGGATCGTGTCGGTCACGAACTCGATCGCCTGGTGCTCAATGTTCGAGAACGTGGCATGGGTCAGGTCCCGGAGCTTGTGCGGCGGGATGTTCAGCCAGCGCGCCCACTCCTCGATGCTGAACCGGCGCGACTCCACCAGCTGCGCCTGCTCGTGCGTCAGGTTGATTGGCTTCAGCTTGAGGCCGGCCTCGAGGAGCGCGATCCGGTGGGCGTTGTCGAGCCCGCCCAGGGTGCTGGTCAGCTGACCCTGCAGGCGCTTGTAGCTCTCATCGCCCAGCACCTGATCGGTCTCCACCGTCGCGCTGACGTGGCCACCGTTCGCGAAGTAGCGGGCGGCGTAGGTCTCCTGGCCCTTGTGCAGGCCCATCGACTCCAGTGCCACCTGGATCAACCCGTAGCCCTGTAGGCCATCGAACCCGAGCCCCGGGACATGCAGCACATTCTCCGGCCCGAGGAAGCGGCGGGACCCGTCGTAGTCGAGCACCGTGTAACCAATCAGGCGCCCGCGGCGGGTGTCCCGCTCGGGCGTAGTGGTCTCGGCGAGTGGCCAGATGGCGGTGGGCCGACCGTAGCTGTCCCAGTCGATCTCGGCGTAGCCGTTGCCGTAGTGAATGGCGTGCGCGATCAGCGTGGCGCGCAGGCTCATCGCGGTCATGTCCCGGTTGGGCGAGTCGTGCAGCAGGTAATAGGCCGGGTGCTGGGTGGCCTGCTTGCGCGTGCCATCCGCGCCGATCTGCATGACGTGCAGTGGCAGGCTGCCCACCGTCTCACTGATCGCCCGCAGGCCGGCGTAGTAGGGCGACAGCCCCAGGGCTTCGACCGTGCCGATGCGCTGGCCGGTCGCCGTGCGCGAGCCGCCGATCCAGTCCATGAACCACTCGTCGGGGGCGCGCAGCGTGGTGGTGGATGCGCGCGGGCGGAAGATCTGCGCCAGACGACTGAGCCAACTCATAGCCCTGCCCTCAGATCGATGCTGCGGATCCCGCGCGCGTGGTACGGAAACTCCACGTCCTGGGGCTTCTTGGCGAGTGCCATGATCAGCGCCACCAGCCCATCGATCCGTCCGGTAGCCTTGGACTTATCCACCTTGCGATTGCCAGCCGCGTCCTGCACCGCCACCGCATTGGACGCGCACCAGGTCAGGATCGGGTGCATCCCGTGACGGATCATGGCATCTACCGCCAGACCCTCGAGGGTATCGATCGCCGGGCTCATGTCCTTGTAGCCCTGGCCGTGGGGCTCGAGCGGCACGGTGCAGCCGATGTCGGAGAGCTCGCGCTTGAGCTCTTCGATCTTCCAGCGGTCATAGCGCACCGCCTTGATCCGATAGCGCCCGCTCAGCTCGGCCAGACGGCGCGCAACAAAGGCATAGTCAACGCGCTTGCCAGGGGTAAGCTCAATCAAGCCATCGCGCGCCCAGAGATCGTAAGGCGCACGGTCCCGATCGGCGCGCTCCTTCAGCCCGTCCTTCGGCGCCCAAAAGTAAGGGACGACATGCACGATCCCCTCGCGATCCTTGGCCACCAGCACCAGGGCGGTGAGGTCCAGATGGCCTGACAGATCGAGCCCGCAGTACACCGGCTGGCTCTCGAGCACGCCCATGTCGGGCGCGTCGCCGCAACGCCGCCACACGTCGGGCGATAGGAAATGCTTGTCGGCCGCCACCCGCTGGTTGAGGTACAGATTGCGGAACGCGGACTCGAAGGCCGGCAGACGCTTGGCCCGGTGCGCGCTCTCGCGGAACTCATCGATCGAGCGGAAATCCCCCAGGGCCGGATTGGCCTTGCGCCACATGCGCTCGTCGTAGGCGTCATCCTCCACCTCGACCTCGTGCATGTAGAGCTTGGTCGCTGGATCGTGCGCCATGCGCGCATCGTCAATCAGGGTCGAGAGCAGATCCGCATCCGTTGGCGCCTGAGTCGAGATGATGATCGACAGCGGCTCATCCTGCGCCCCGCAGGCCGTCTCCAGCGCGTCATAGAGCTCGGAGCGTGGACCACGCACCTGGCCGAGCTCGTCATGGATGACGAACGCGGGTGATAGCCCGTAGGCCGTGGTCGCGTCCGCCGACAACGCCCGGTAGAGCACGCCGGTCAACGGCGAGAACAGCTGCTTGGCCGTGTCACGCACCACGACATGAGAGGACAGGTCCGGACTCATGCGGACCATCTTGGCCGCCAGGGAGAATACGATCGACGCCTGCTCGCGAGACTGGGCAGCCGAGAAGATCTGCGCGTTGCGCTTGGCCTCGGGGCCTACTAGATGCGCCAGCACCAGCATGGCGGTGAGCGCCGTCTTGCCGTTCTTGCGCCCCAGACTGATGATCGCACGCCGGGTCGGCGTGTCGTAGATCCCGCGGATGATCTCGCGTTGCCACTCGCGCACCGTGATCGGCCGGCCGACGTGCGCGCCCTCGGGGACCAGCAGGTAGCGCTCAATGAAGGCGATTACCAGCTCGCCTCGGGTCAGCTCGAGGATTTCAGCGCACGCCCGCCGAGAAGCCCGCCGGTTGGCGCTTCGCGCTCGTCTCGCTGTCGCGACTTGCTTACCATCATCGCGTTGGGGGTGAGCCGCAGACGCTCCGCCAGCATGGCCTGACGCCCGATCATCTGCTGCAACCGTGCAAGCTCGGCCGGATCCTCTGGAGGCGCGCGCATCATCGCGCTGATCAGGCTCGCCATCTCGCAATAGTGGGCAAGCAGCTCCTGCGTCCCGGGCCGGAACTGATCCGCGGGGCGATCGCTTACGATCGCGTCCCACAGCCTTCTTGCGGCTGCGGACAACCCCGCTGGAGCCACGGGCGGGCTTGTCGCCGCCCGCCATACCGCCGCCGCCTTTCCTTCCGCGGACTGTCGTGCCATTGCGCTTTGCCTTTGTCATGTACGGCCGGGGCCAGGTTGGAAAATTAGCGATGCGGCAT